AGATAAGTTATTTCGCAGTATTTACGATAACCTATATGAGTTTGTTGACCCTAGCAGCATCCCTCATGTGGTTGTGGCACTTGGTGAGTACCAGTATAAAGCGGCTTTTGTTGCCGATCTGGAAATTAATATGATGGCTTGTCTTACAGAGATTATGGGTAGGGTAAAGTTCAAATGATCAAAATATATGATGGTGTGGTAGAGGACCATGTTGCAGAATTGATTGCTACCGAAATGAAAAATGTTCGGTGGAAATTTGATTACGCATCAAATAAGAGTCATCAATCTCGACATTGGCATGTTCTGTGTGGCCACAATGATGATGAAATGGTTGCAAATGGTTTTGAGTGGGTGACGCCTATCTGGACTTCTGCGATGTTTAAGTATGATTTCAAAAAAACTTATATTATTGATACATATAAACGCATCTATATGAACGCTCACACGCATGGTGTTGAACCTGTTCTACACACTGATGATGGCGACTTTACAATGATCTACTATCCACGAATGGATTGGAAACCTGAATGGGCCGGCGGTACTCTTATTGATGGAGAACTTGTTCCTTATGTCGGTAATAGACTTGTTGTGTTTGATGCATATCTACCACACATGGCAATGCCTGTACCCCGTGAGTGTTACGAACTGAGAAGTGTAATCGTATTTAAAGTGTTTATAGATGGAGCAAATCGTGAACGACTTGACTTCTACAAAGATTGATTTCTTAAAAAGTATAGGTTCCGATAAAGTTAATCATGCTGGTGATCAGACTTTGCTAGATCATTTGATTGGGACAATGGATAAACTGAGAGATATGGGTAAACCTGAGTATTTACAGGATGCTGGTTTATTTCATTCTGTGTATGGTACAGCATATTTTATGCCAGCAAAAGGGTTAGTTGATGATCGACAAGTTGTTAAAGATTTGATTGGTGATCAGGCTGAGGAAATTGCATGGTGGTTTTGTATGTTGGCAATGCCACGAACTATGCAGATAAGAGATAATTTTGAGGGACAACTCAGAGAAGACTTAATTGCATTGGATATGGCAAATCGTGAAGATATTGCAGATACTAGTGTTATGACATGGGATGAAGCATATGGCGTATGAGTTAAAGGAATATCTCAAGGCTGTAAACCAAACTAAAGAACCACTTATGAATGGTGATGATGAAGATTGGGAAAAGAAATATCCACCCTTTATTGTCAATAAATGTGTTGCGCCTTTCCCTGATACCGTTATGTTGGTGAATGAGATTAACCAACTACCACATGTAGACAAGAAACTCCAGTTTGATTTTTTGATAAATAGTCTGAGGCCAAGGAAGAGATTTACCCCGTGGTTGAAGGCGACGAAATTAGAGAATCTAGAGTATGTTAAAGAGTTCTATGGGTATAATAATGCAAAGGCTAAATCCGCTCTTGATATATTGTCTGAGGAACAAATTTCTGCCATAAAAAGAAGATTATATAAAGGTGGAAAACATGGAAGAGATTAAATGGACACCGGATCAGATGCTAGAAATCGGGTTGAAAGAACCTGATGACTTTTTGAAGGTAAGAGAGACTTTATCTCGTATTGGCGTTGCATCCCGTAAAGAAAAGAAACTATATCAATCATGCCATATTCTGCATAAGCAGGGTAGGTATTTTATTGTACACTTCAAGGAGTTGTTTGCTCTTGATGGTAAGGCTACAAATCTGTCAGAAAATGATATTTCCCGTAGGAATACGATTACTAATCTGTTGAAGGATTGGGGGCTCGTTACTGTCATTGGCGTGATGGGCGAACTGGCACCGCTCAGTCAGATTAAGGTATTGTCTTTTTCTGAGAAGAACGATTGGATTCTAGAAACTAAATATAACATTGGAAAGAAAAAAGAAGTCTAATGGAAAAATTCAAGTCATTCATCACAGAGGCAAAAGAACAAAAAGACAAAATTACTGTCTTAATTCTTACAGCATCAAAATCAAAAGAGCCAGAAATTGTTACTGGAATGTTGATGGATTCTTGTGAAGAACTTGGATTACCTTGTTATAAAGTTGTTACTACTGAGGCTTGGGTTTCAGAGAATAATATTGAGAAAGCAACAGTGTCAATTAAAAACTATGATGGTGGAGAAAAAGATATTACAGTTGAAACTTCTTCTACTGTGGTATTTGTTCGCGCCGGAGCTTTAGAAACTGAGATCGGCCTTGCACTGTTAGGCACCTTGCAGAACGCTGGGTGTATGATGATCAATGATCGTGAAGGAATGATGACATGCGATAACAAAATGTCATCCTACACTGCATTTGAGCGTAGTAACATTCCTACACCTCGTACATCATTGGTGAATAATGAGAAAAGTATTGTTGATGCCCATGAACGTATTGGTGGCAAGTTTCCTGTCATTATCAAAACTCTAACTGGTACACAGGGTATCGGAGTATCTAAAGTTGATAGCATGGAATCTATGATGAGTGTTATTCAGTCATTATGGAAATTTAATGCTCCGTTGATTATTCAAGAGTTTTTGAAAATTGAATTTGATATTAGGACTATTGTTCTTAACGGTAGGATTGTTGCATCAACCAAGAGAATTAAACCAGAAAAAGATTTTCGTTCTAATAGACATTTGGGCGCAACCACTGAACCTTACACATTGAGTGATATGGAAAAGAGAGAGATCATTGCAGCTGCAAGAGCAACAGGTGCTTATATGTGCGGCGTTGATCATGCTATTGTAAGTGGGAATACATACATTCTGGAAGTTAATGGTTCTCCCGGGCTCGGTTCAAACTTCCAGAATTATGATATTACGCAAGTACCCCAAGTTCCCACAAAAGAAGAAGATATCATAAAATATGTGATTGAATATTTACAGAATCCTCTACATAGACGATTTGATTTCAATCAAGAGGCTGGATACCACGAAACAGTAGAAATTGAAGGTTATGGCCCTATCCGGGCTAAGTTTGATACTGGTAATGGAACAAGGGCCTCCATGTTAATTGTAGATAAGATTGATGTAGATGGTAAAACTGTCAAGTGGGAAAGAGACGGAAAGAAATTTACCAGTAAGTTGCAGGGCATATCTAAACCAGTTCATATTGGTAAGATTGCTGACCGCCCCATAGTACATGTCAATATTAAATTCAATAATATGCTTTATATTGATATTCCTGTCGGGCTCCAAACTGAAGATGCTGCAAGTACATTTCTCATCAATAGAGATTTACTGACACGATTTAAAGTTTCAGTAAATCCAAATCGTAAATTTGTTTTGTCTGATTGGTCAGAAAAGGGCGATTCAACAGACGAAATAGATTAAAATAATCCTTGACAAATCTACAGAAACCTGATATACTCTTAGAATGAACTTCTACACAAACGTCCTGCAATATGGAAACTCCATTCTTGTCCGTGAGGTCAGGAATGGAGAGCGCACGACTCGCAGAGTCAAATATGAACCCACACTTTTTGATCTAGTTAAGACCCGTGAGGAAACTGGATACAAAACGCTGGACGGTAAGAGTGTTATACCTCACAAGTTTGATTCCATTAAGGAAGCCAAGGCCTGGGTTGCTAGTCGTGAAAACCAAGATATAATCTACGGCAACACGCAGTATCCCTATTGCTGGATTGCTGATGAGTATCCTGATCGCGTTGATTGGGACTTGGATCAGATGCTCATGGTCACCATCGATATTGAGGTTGAGTGCGAGAACGGATTTCCCAAGCCAGAAGATGCCGCAGAACCGATGCTATCAATCACCATCAAGAACCATCAGACCAAACGCATCGTTGTCTGGGGCATTGGTGAATTCGTCACTGATCGTGAGGATATAACTTATGTCCAGTGTGAAAGTGAAGTGCATCTTCTAAAAGAGTTTCTCATTTTCTGGGAGCGCCACACTCCTGATATTATCACTGGCTGGAATACTGAGTTTTTTGATATTCCCTATCTGGTTAATCGTATTCGTAATGTATTTGATGAGGAAGAGACTAAACGTCTTTCCCCGTGGAGAAATGTATTTTCCCGCGAGGTATATCAGATGGGGCGCACTCATCAGATATACACACTGGATGGTATTGCTGCATTAGATTACTTTGACCTGTATCGCAAGTTCACATACACCAATCAGGAATCATATCGCCTTGACCACATTGCATTTGTGGAGCTGGGTGAACGCAAAGCCGGTAATCCATACGAGACATTTCGTGAGTGGTATACCAAAGATTATCAGTCATTCATTGAGTACAACATTCAAGATGTGGAGATTGTTGATCGTCTTGAAGACAAGATGAAGCTGATTGAACTTGCATTGACAATGGCGTATGATGCAAAGGTCAACTTTACGGATGTGCTTGGCACAGTACGATACTGGGATATTCTTATTTACAACTATCTGCGAGAAAGAAAACTTGTAATTCCTCAAAAGTCAGAGAAGAAGAAGGTCGAAAAGTTTGAGGGTGCCTATGTGAAAGACCCACAGGTCGGTATGCACAAATGGGTTATGTCGTTTGACTTGAACTCTCTATATCCCCATCTAATTATGCAATACAACATCTCTCCAGAGACACTGGTGAATGGCGATAGCAAACCTGTAGAGGGAATGGTTGATAAAATACTAGATGGCAAGGTTAAGAATGACACTGAGTATTGTATGACACCCAACGGTGCTTTCTTTAGCAAGGACAAACGAGGGTTTTTACCCGAATTAATGGAGGGCATGTATAATGATCGTGTCAAATATAAAAGACGTATGCTCGAGGCTCAACAGGAGTATGAAAACACTGGGGAAAAGTCTCTACTCAAAGATATTGCGAGATACAACAACATCCAAATGGCAAAGAAGATTTCTCTTAATTCCGCGTATGGTGCTATTGGGAATAATTGGTTTAGGTATTTCGATCTGTTGGTCGCTACTGCAATTACAACGAGTGGCCAGTTATCTATTCGTTGGATTGAGAAAAGTCTCAATATTTATCTTAACAAAATCTTGGAAACGAAGGACGTGGATTACGTTATTGCAAGCGATACAGATTCGGTATATATCACTTTTGACGCTCTGGTTAGTAAGGTGTATCCAGAGGGAACAGACACTAATACTATTGTCAACTTCTTGGA